TTAGATTATTTCCATTTTTTCTAGCTTCCAATTTTGGGGATGATAGATATCGTTTCCATCTCCAATATATTTGACTTGGCAATGCCAGTTGCTGCGGATAGTAGCTCCAAATTGATTTTGACTGTCGACATGGGACTTTATTATGTAGCGCTGGTTCTCTTTGCGGAATTTTAAAAACTCATCGGGCCACCCAAAGTCAGCGCTACTTGGTGACACAAGATAGCTTTTAACAAACTCTTTACACATAACCATAGCTGTATTTGATAGGTCCTTCTGGGCTAGTTCTTGAGAGGCCTTTTCCTCTTCAGCTAAACGTTTAAGCTCAATTTTCTGCAAGGCTGCTTCTTGCTTCTGTTGTTCCTCTTGCTGGATAACTTTGTAGTATTTGCTAGCGTCTGCGATATTCAAGTTCATAGCTCTTTCGTAATCTGAACGGTTTTTAAAGCCAAGTCCCTGTGCTTCAGATTCGCTTGCTTGCCCCGAGTAAATGGAGACAGAGTAAATAAGAATAATTAAGCTGGATAGTGCTGCTTTGGTGAGGGCATTGAAAGTGTTGCTCTTAAAAAGCCCATAGATTCCTAATGGAGCGAATAGAAACAACCAAAAGAATACATAACCTTTTCTGTCAAACCATTTCATAGGCTGAAAGCCTTCAGGAGCTTCAAATGTAGCAACCCATGGATTAAGGCTCTTATCGCAATCAACGTATGAACATCCTTGCTTATCAAGGTCCTTCTTTAACCTTTCTAGTTCTTGTTCTTTTAGTGAGTCACTAAACCCGTGAACCTTGGCGTAATACTTGTTTGTGTCGTTTCCCATTACTTGTCATCCCTTTTGGTTAGCTGTTTAGCCTCCAATTATCCCAAAATGGGATAGGTCGTTCAATATTCTACTTTGGGATATTTCGTTGTGCGGAGTATCTGACATGGTAAATAGGCTTTGGGATGAGAAGCGAGAAGCATTGAGAGCGGTTCTAAGGGAGGCTCGTGTTGAACAAGGGTTAACTCAAGTGGAAGTGTCTCTCAATCTTGGAAAGCCTCAGAGCTATGTATCTAAATATGAGAGTGGGGAGAGAAAACTAGACTTTGTTGAAGTTCTGGATATTGCTGAGATTTTGGGCCTTGAGCCTGATTTATTAGTTAGCCGCTACCTCTCCAAAGTAAGTTAGTTCTAGAGTTGTATTTTGAAACTGGTGGGGTAGCAATTACCCTACGGAAGGGTAGCAATTACCCTACTGGTAGGGTAATTGCTACCCCACTATATATAAAGAAGCATAAAGAAGACGTTATTAAAGAAGACGATAGCGAATCTGGTGATTCGCAGTCATCGTATGGTGTTTGAAACTGAAGACACGGATTTTGAAACTGGTAGTAGCACAGCGCGACTACGGAAGTTGCAGAAAGCTACTACTGGTAGTAGCAGGATGCGACCACTATATATAAAGAAGAATAAAGAAAAGGAAATTAAAGAAAATGATAGCGAATCTGGTGATTCGCAGTCATCGTCTGATGGGAATTTGAAACTAAAGACTCTGATTTTGAAACTGGTAGTGCAAAGGTTGCACCACGGAAGTGCAAAGTTTGCACCACTGGTAGTTCAACCTCTGAACCACTATATATAAAGAAGAATAAAGAAAAGGAAATTAAAGAAAACGATAGCGAATCTGTTGATTCGCAGTCATTCAACTTCCTAGGTGGCTAAGATCGAGGCCTTGGTATTTAATTTTTGAAATTTCTTCGTAAAGCCTCTGAATACTATGTCCCTTGCCATATCTATCCATAACGTCGTCAGATACAGACCAGCCACCTATCTTAGATGTAATTTCTCTGTTTAAGTTGCTATTTCGAGCTGCATCTCTAAATGTGTGACGGAAACTATGAAATACGAGCCCGTTTCGTTTTAACCCTTCTGACCTTAACGCTCGACCAAACCATTTGGAAAAGTTGTCTGAGTAGCTTCCTGCTGCACTTGGCTTGATATCCGAGAAAAGTAGTTTTTGTAATCTGTGCTGAGCTTCTAGCGCAAAATCTACAAACCCCAAGCGCTGTAGTTCTGGGTGAATTGGTACAGTTCTTAAACTAGATTTATTTTTGAAGCTTTTGATTCCGTCTGCGTCTACTCTTAAATGCATTACGGGGATGCCTTCAATTATTTCGATATCATGGGCGAATAGCTGACAGATTTCATTTAAGCGCATCCCAGAGTATAGAGATAGTAATGGAAGCCAAAATTTATGGCTTCTGTATGGTGCTCGTTCAGATCTGTAGATTGATGATCGGAAAAGCTTATTAAGCTCTTCTACAGTAAATGGCTCTCTTGATGTCGTTTCACTGTGGTTTGCTTTTATTCTCTTAATTCCAGACATAGGGTTTCTATCAATCCATCCTTCATTTACTGCAAAGGCGAATATTGTTGATAGATACTGCATTTGGTTGTTAATGGAAGTGGCGCTCAAACGCTTTGAGATCGCCTCTAAGGGGAGTTTGGTGGCTTGGATAAGGCTAAGGTTAGGGTGGTGCTTTCTGGCATTAGAAGGGAGCTGAGAAAGTTGCTTGATAAGATCCCTACACAAAGCTGTATTTATGGACTTGATATCTCTGTCTGACCCAAAAAACTCACTAGTGAAATCCTTAATAAGTTTGTAACTGGCTAATGTCTTATCTGTAACACCGTCAGACTTCTTAACTTCTGTAAATTGCTTGAGCACAACTTTCCAAGTAATGGTCATCTCATCTTTTGTTGTCACAGTGACTTTACTTATAGGTGTAGCGTGCGAAATTTGGAATAGCCTATCAGACTGGCGTTTGTACATGTCGCCATAAATACTAAGTCTATTATATGTATGTTGAATTAGTGCCCTTTGAATAAGTGTACAAAGGTAATGGAACTGCTTATCAGATTTTTCTAAGCACAGGTTGTGCTTAATCAGAAGTTTTTCTGCTCGGGGTTGGACCGCTGGGCCAATTACGTTTTCACTTTCACTCTCATAACCTGCTAAGTCCTCTCTTAATGAATCTAAGACTTCGTATCTTTCATCTGCGCTCATAGATACGCGAGCAGAATAGTCGTACTCCTCACTTTGCTGTTCTAGTTCTTGGAACCAGAGGGCGACAATTCTCTCAAGTTCAATGTTAGATATGTCAGAGCTTGAGTTAGAGTGATTTTGGTTGCTTAGCTTAATTAACTCTTTTTCAGCATTGCTAAATAACTGCTGAGCTTCGAGAAGGTGTAGTGGGATTCGCTGCTTTGCTAATTTCAAGTCTGAAGTGCGCAAGCTAACTTTGATCTCATTTTTATTGAGAGTTTTTTTAAGGTGAGAAGGGACCTTAATGCGGAAATAGCATTTTCCATTTCGTCTTAGAAGATAGGGAGTTTTAGCCAAGTCATCCATCTCCTAAGTGTACCACTATGGTGTACCAAATAGGAGATGGAATCCTTGAGAAACAACTAATTGTAAGGAATACAATCAGTTGAGGGCGTTTGGTGGAGATGGGGGGAGTCGAACCCTATTTAAAATATCAATTGAAACAGTAACTTATTGATTTTTATAGAATTGAATACTGTTCTTTTATACAGTATTTTGTGGCTTGTTAAGGTGGTTGGTGTGTCACTTGTGTGTCTTTTTTTTAGGTATATAACTACAAATGTAATAGAGAATAAAGGTCAGGTACGGCGCCATAGACATGGCTACTACAGTAAAGACATAACTCTTATTCAGAGGTAACTCCTCTTCAATGTAGTACTGAAACATTATAGGAATAGCTATACCTACTATAGACTCAAAAAATATAATGGATAGTATGAGAAGATTTTTTTTATCAATAGTGTCATGATTTTCTATATTTTCTAGTTTCAATAATTTTTTTATTATCTCACCTACTTTTTTGGAATTTATATTGTAATTTTCAATGAAGTTATATATGCCCCCTTCTTTTTTTAATAAAGATAATCCTAAGAAAATATCGTTGGCTCTTTTTTGGAAGCTTTCCAGTTCAATTTTTATCTTTTTGTATTCTCTGTTTACTATTCTATTCTTTAAATCTCCATCGTTAAATGCTGTTAACATAGATAAAGCTTGGGAGCAGACTATTAATATTTCTCTATTGTCTACTTCGATTTCATTGCTCCATATTGATTTTTCTCTTACATCAGATAAAAGAGATATTGCCTCATCATACTTCTCTCTTGGGTAATCAAATGTCATTTCTTTTTTGTTTTCTGAGTGGATGTTGTCAAGTTCAAAAAAAGACCATATAAAGGTTAGATCTTTTTCTAAATCTAATTTCAATGCGTTAATTTTTTCATGATAAAATATTTTTTTAGCAAAAAAGTAGCTGGTTAATAGACATATAAATGCAATATTTATATCTATTATAGAGTTGATAACAGCATCCATTTTAGTTACCTCATATTGTCCAATGGGTTTAATCTCGTGGCCTCTTCTAAAAAATCAGGCGCTAGGTGTGCGTAGCGCATGGTCATTTTTATATCAGTGTGGCCGAGTATTTTTTGCAGGGTGAGTATGTTGCCGCCGTTCATAATGAAGTGACTCGCGAATGTGTGGCGTAGTACGTGGCTGGCTTGCCCTGCGGGTAGTTCGATTGTCGTGCGTTTTAGGGCTCGGCGGAAAGCTGATATTGCGCTGGTAAATAATCGGTTTCCGCGTGTGCGTTTGGCGTGTTCGGTTAGCTCGGCGAATAGTTCGGGGCTGATCGGTACACTGCGATTTTTGTTGCCTTTGGTATCCGTGTACATGACTTTGTTGTTATGAACGCGCTGTATGGTGAGGGCTTCGGCTTCGCCCCAACGTGCGCCCGTTGCCAGGCATATTTTGCTTATAAGGGTAACGTGTGGATTATCACAATCATCCGTTGCGGCTAGTAGTTCTTTGATCTGGTCATAGGTCAAAAACGCCAGTTCGTTATCTGGTACGCGCACGTTTTGCACTTCGGCCAATGGGTTAGGGAAGTGTATTTCCTTTGATCTAAGCAAGGTGCTAAACATGGCTGACAGATAGGTCAGGTCATTGTTTAACGTCTTAGGGGCTTTGCCTTCCTGCGCTCGTTTGGATCGCCAGCGGATATACTCAATACTGGTTAAACTGGAGCCTACGGGGTCGTTTAGCTGGTCGGCAATCATTAACATTTTCGCTTTACGGCGTTTGCCATCTTTCAAGAAATGCCCGTGTAACTCGTCCCAAGTCTCGATCAGCTCGGATAACTTGCGGCTGTCCTTTGGCTTTTCTAACCAAGGTTTATCACCCGACTGTGTTTCATGCTGGGCAATAGTGAAACGCATAAAACGCTCACACTCGCCCTTAGTTGGGAAAGTCTTGCGATATGAACGGCTACCGCGTCCAGCAACACGGAAGCGGACTTCATAGCCATTGGAAACTTTTTTAATTGCCATCACTTGAGTCCGTAATCTTATTCACAGTTAAGCTTATTTGAACCTCTTGATGGCCTTGCTCATGTTCAATAAAGTCTGGAGGGTTGTGTTCATTCACATATTCATCGAAGCTATAATGCTCCAAAGCTCTTTCTCCAAGTTTTGAGTCATATGAAACCTCTAAGAAGAAATTTTTAGGAATTTTAGGTTCTTGAATATAGATTTTGATCTCATGGGATCTTCCTATATTTGTTAGTGTGCGGTTTGATATGGTTTTATCATTATGTAGCTTTAATGAAATGTTAAAAATTTCTTCGCCATCATTCTTAATAAAGAATATTACCGCGTCATAATTAGGATCAACGTCATAGTGTGCCGCTCTACTTTGATCCATTACTTCTGAATGATAAGCTTTTGAAATAGATAAAATTGGTCTAGATTGAAATAGTTTTACATTTTTATCGTAGTTTTCCTTTTCTTTAACTAGATTGAAATGTTCCTCTTGATTTTTAACTGACTTCTCAAACTCTTCAATCTGTTTTTCTAGAGATCTTCTATTTAATTTTAGTTCTTTGTTTTGCATCCAGTAACCATAAGCAAGCCATGCAAATGCAAGAGGGCTAAAAGATCCCGCTAGAAAATCACCAACTTCATTCAATGGCATTGCCCCACTGAAACTAGAGAAATATTGATCCTCGATTAGTAGCCAGAAAACTCTGATACTCCAAATAATGGATAGAATTAGAAATACCCAAAACCTCCAATCTTTCGTTGCTTTACCTTCCATGTATACGTCTCCTAAATCATCGGGTGACCAGACCAGATAACGCGGCCTATGATCTTTAGTGTGTTGAGGTCGGCTGACGCTATTACGATGTCACCATAGTTTTTGTTATCAGACGTGATTGCCACGGTGCCGTTAAGTTGCTTTTGCACTCGCTTTACGAACAATTCCCCATCGTAATTGATGACGTATATTCCGCCGTCACTGGTGACGGTGTTCATGCTTTTATCAATCACCAGTGTGTCACCGCTGAAAACGGTTGGCTCCATGGAATCGCCGCGCGCATAAATGGCAATCAAGTTTTCAGACTTAAGCCCCAGTCTTTGTACCCAACTTTCACGAAAGGCTAAATGCTGGTCGATGTTCTCCGCTTCGATCAATGAGCCATGCCCCGCGCTGGCCTCTACGCTGTAATGGGGGAGGTGAAAGTAATCATCTTCTTTTGGTGCTATCTGTATGCGCTCTTCTTGCTGATCGCCTTGCCCTGTCAAAATCCAATCCATCGAAACACCACATTGACGCGATAATTCGTAAACCTCTTTGTATGGGATGGTGTCGCGTTTTTTCCAGTTGGTAACGGTTGATGAACTGGTGTTGAACAGGCGTGCTAGCTCGGCAGAATTCTTTACCCCTGCCGCTTCAATCATTCTCTCAATGACTTCTAGTGTATTACGTTCCATGGAAAGTCCTTTATAAAAGTTAACAAAATGGAACCCATGGTGTTGACACGTGAAAGCTGTAGAACTACGATTCACGGTATGGGTTCCATTATTGGGACAAATATAGATATATCGTTAAAAACAGTTAAATATAAGGGAAGTATAGAAAGATGAAGGCAACAAAACCAGAGAACGACACAAAAAGACGCAAGTCTGTTAACGATAATGAGCTAACAGATGCCAAGTCTATGAATGCCCAGCCTATGAAAATCCATTTTCCCGATGGATTTATTGTCGAAGTGCCTGGGCCTTACTGCACCCCAAAAGCTTGGGGACTACGCGTAGATATGACTGAGGACGAAGTAAAACAGGCGCTCTATGATCGCCGTATGGCTCGCCATCAGTTTTCACCCCGTGGTGACTTATTCGTCAACGTCATCATGGAAACACGCCGTCTTCTTGACGCTAAGCCGTGGAACTAGGGGAGGGCGCTTTGTCCGCTCTAACCCAGCAATACAACGCCCTGTCCAATCAACTCAAGCAATACCCCGCGCCGGATAACTTCCACGAGTTATGGGCGCAATTCTTGGAGCTAAAAACTGTGTTCAATCAAGAAGCCGAAGCCCGTTTTTTCAAAATGCTAGAAGCCGCGCCAGAGCTCGAAAAGTTTTGGGATAAAAAAGAGAGCATGGCAAAAGTTAGATCGATTCAAGCCGAGATCAAACGCAACCCAGACGAAAGCGCGCTTTTGACATTTTTCGGCTCGGTCTGGTTTGGTAATTCTGACATGTTCCGTTTTGACTTCATGCACGCCATGAAGCAAATGAAAGAACACGAAATCAAGATTGTACGCCGCTGGATGGCGTCACCGTTCTGGCCGTAGGGGATGATTATGCATACTCCAACGGCTCATTGTCTTATTTGGCGTGACAAAATCTTAGATGGTTTAAGCCCTCAATACGCGGATTACTACCGTTCGCGTCTTGACGAGTTAGACCAAACAAAAGGCTATGTGGCCGCGAATATTTGGCTACGTGACCATGATAAGCGTGTTGAGATAGACAAATTATTGTCCCGTCTCGGTTCGATGCGTTTGTGTGTTGGCCAAGAGGCTAAGCGCATTAGTAAGCGTAAAAACACCGCCGCCGCTCTGGACTACGTTCGGGGCGTAGTGGCTCGCCTGTATTACTGTGACGAATGGGTCATGGATTTAACGGGCGATAAGTTGAACGACTGGGCGGCGGAGAAAAGCCGCCGCTTTGAAATGTCGGCCAAAGGTAAGTTGGTAAGGCTTCACGCTGATTTCTTTGAATTCGTGAAAGAACAAGCCGCGCTTGCAGGTTCCATGTTTGATAGCTGGGACGATCTGGACAAAGTAGAAGCGCTCATACAACGCATGTTTACCCCTGAGTGGTGGAAACGCCAAGCGAAGCGACAATATCGCCACATTGAGAACATCCGCCGTGAATGCGGCCAAGTCTGCTACGACCAAAGCGCGTACGTCTCGCGCTGGGGTATCCAACGCCACCGCAAACAAAAGCAAGCCAACCGCGCTTACTTAGAAAGCATGGAGGCCGTGAACCAGTATGAGCAAAAGTTTCTACTATCGCAGCTCGCAGAAAAGAGCATTTCAAACCCTATTCACTGCAAAGCTGAATTGATGGTGCGTGTTAAAGGCTGTCAATTTCTTGCGATTGATCACGGCCACTTAGGGTGGTTTATCACGTTGACGTGTCCGTCTAAGTATCACGCCATTCATAAAGAGACAGGCCATCGAAACGGCAAGTTTTACGAGTTCGGACGCCCAACCCCTAGGGATGCTCAAAACCATCTAAAAGAGGTATGGGCGGCGTTTGGTAAAGCGTGCAGTAACAAGGGCATCAATTATTACGGCGTTCGCGTTGTTGAACCTCACCATGATGGCACCCCGCATTGGCATCTAATTCTATTCGTTGACCCGAAGCAAAGCGGCGCAATGCTGGCCGAATTCAAAAAGCAGGCGTTCAAAGTAGATGGTGAGGAAGCAGGCGCAAAGAAAAGCCGTTTTGAGGCGCGCAAGCTCGACCCCGCAAAAGGCGGTGCGGTTGCCTACGTTGCCAAGTATGTCGCAAAGAACATTGATGGTGTGGACGCTGATGGTCAATGCATCGGCGTAGATGATGAAACCGATCTCGACTTTATCAACTCTGCAGAACGTGTACAGGCGTGGAAAGCTCGCCACGGCATCCGCCAATTTCAGTTTGTCGGCGGGGCATCGGTCACGGTCTGGCGTGAAATCCGCCGTTTAAAAGAGTCAATTCCTGAAACCTTTATAGACATCTACAACGCGGCCATGGCGAACGACTGGAAACAGTTCACAGTGCTCATGGGTGGCGTTCATGCTGGCCGCAAACAAACGCTTAAACCGCTTTACGAATCCTGCGAATTAAACCAGTTCGGGGAACCCAAACAAGCCATTAAGGGCTTAGTGGCCGCTACTGCTGAATACGTCTCTACGCGCTTATATGACTGGCTAGTCCAGCGTGTCGGGTCTGGCTCTGGGCTTGATCTTCAAGAAGCGGCGGAGCCGTTTCCTAGAACTCGTGTCAATAACTCCCCGCCTCCAGATTGGGGCGGGAATTACCAACAAAATTATCACTAAAGGAACCAACCAAAGTGGAAAACCAAGAATTAGAAACACTGTTAGAAAAACGAATCGAAGCACAATCCAAGTTAACCGAAGCCCTAAAAGGCTTAGATGGCGTAAGCCCTATGTCAATTATGACGGGTGGCTTTAAGTCTTTGACTGGGATCGCGGCGCAATTTGAAAGCGTGGCGTTTTTGAACGACAAGGTAATCACAGAACTAGCACGGAGGGCGTTGGCTAATGGCTGAACCAATCGGATTTATTCAGTGTTCAGAAAGGCACTGTAACGAGATCGCAGAAGTTAGGCAGGCAGGAGGAAAGCGTAAGGCGCTTTATACCGTTTGCCCATCTTGCGGAACCAATCAAGGCCACGGCGCGGCGCGTCAAAAATACCTAACGGATAACCTAAAGGCTTCCCGCGATGAATTAACCGTACCCGCAGATAACTTAATTGACGGGTACAAATCCGATACCGAAGAAACCGCCGCTATACCTAGAGAAAATACGGCTTCCAGCATTTCAGCGGATACCGAACCGAAGCCGAAAAGCGATACCGAAAACAAGCCTAAAGGCTCACCCGTTGCCCCACCTGTTTTGCTTGGCGTTTTGGCCTTGGCTGGGGCATTGATCACGGCATTTTTTGCCACACGTAAACCACAAAAGGAACAAACAGCATGAGCGTAAACGAAGAGCAATTAGAACTAGATAGCACCGGCGAACTACCTACCGATCAAGCGGAATACCTAAAGGCTTTGGAAGCCGAAGAAGCCGCCGAAAGCATCGACCCCGAGCAAACCAAAGCCGAAGAAGCGGCGGCGGAACAACAAGCCGAAATGGACGAACAAACCGCAGGCATGACGGCGGCAATGGGTTTAGGGACCATTGAATTTGCATTGCGTCGTGTGCTTCACCCTGAGTTTGAATTCACGGAAAGTACAAAAGCCTATGCTATTGAAAATCTTAGTCCGGTTTTGATTAAGTATGGTGCCATAGTGCCAGGATGGTTAAGCCAGTATGACGCAGAAATTAAAGCGGCCATGGCCGTAGGCAAATTGGCGAGTGAAGGCATGGAAACCACCAAAAAGCTAAAGGCAAAAGACGCGGCCGAAGAAAAGGCCAAGCGTGAAGCAGAAGAAAACCAGACTCAAGGTATCGCGGCATGAGTTTACAGCCACGTAACCCAAACAACCGACTAAGCGCAGAGCATGCGCTTTTTGTAGGTTCGTCCGGTTCCGGTAAAACCACGGCGGTTAAGCAAGTTGGCGTGATTAAGGCCACCGATCAGGTCGCCTTGTTTGACCCATACAGTGATTATGAAACCTTGTGTGGTCGTGAAGTGCGCCGCTATACCTCGCTTGCTTCATTTGCCCGTGCTTTGTATTCCGCCCGAGCCGCTAAAGCTGGCCGAGGTTTTAAGATCGCCTATAGCCCTAAAGACGGTGCCAACCAAAAGAACCTAGAAGCATTTTCGAAAGTGATATGGGGCGCGGGGGATGGCTTACATAAAAAGCCGTTAAAGGTGATCTTTGAAGAATTAGCCAAGTGTGTTAACACCAGCGGCGCGGCGCGAGGTGCCTTTGGGGAAATCCTAACGGGTGGCCGCAAGTTTGGCCTTCATGCAATCTGTATTTTCCAGCGCGGACAGGAAGTGCCTAAAACCGTTATGGGCCAATGTTCTATCAAGTGGGTAGGACGCCAAGAGCGCAAAAAGGATGCGGCATACTTGGCTGATGAACTGGATTTACCCGTTGATAACATCATCAAGTTACCCCGCTATCACTACCTAATGAAAAAGTCAGACCACAATATAGGCGAATTCGACACGGGCAAGTTACGAAAATTGGCGGCCTAAGTGTCAAGAAAGTGTAAATTTTAGCCTCGTTATACCTTTAGGTATCGGGGCTTTTTTGTGCCTTGACGGATACCTAGAGCGGTTTTGTAAAGTTCAGCCTGTTCAACAACACATATCACGAACAGGAAACATAATGGACGCAAACAAAATTAAAGATGAAGTCAAAAAGAACATCGATACCAAGCTTTTGGTAACGGGCGTTGTTACTGTCTTCGCGGCGGGTTTTGCCATCTACGCAGTGAGTAAGATGGGCAAGATGGGCAAACAAATTGCGGCAATCGCTAAAGGGGGTCGTTAATGTCTCGCATTACTACGGATCGTATGCAATCGCCAGACGGCTCCATTGCATCTGGAAACACTCTTCAATTATCAATGGGTAATGGTTATATCTATCAAGCACTGTATTTAGATACCAATATTCCCGCCTCTGTGCTGTCAAAAATTTCAGTTGTTAATGGTTCTGATGATTACCTTATTACCAGCGGTAGTGAAATTGTTAACGTACTGGAAAAGCACCAGAACCGAACAGTAGGTAAATATATTCCTATTCGCTTTTCTGATCCTGACGCCTTGCTGTTAGACGTTCAAACTATGACGCAATTGGTCCCTATGCCGTCGGATGCGTGGTTACTGAAAATCGAACTGGGCACACTGCCGACTGAAAATGTACCTGCGGGCGGCTGGTATTTACACGTCTGGCGTGAGGTGGCTAGCCCGATCAAAGCAATGAATAATGGAAAAGGTGGTTTAGATTTAGTGCGTTTAGTACGTAAATATGAGCGCCGATTTGATCGTAAAGTAGCTACGTCAACAATGGTCGGTGTCAATACATTCGATAAGCTGATTAAAGGCCCGAATATCAATATTCGACGCATCTATATAAAAGGTGATGTTAGTGAAATTGAGTTCGAAGGCAAGCGTAATGGCCAGATTCAACACAACTGGAAAGTGTCTAAAGAATTGTGTCAGTACCTGCAAGATGTCCGCGCTCAGTCTCGCGGAGTACAACACATTGACGGCTATTTTATCTTAGACCCAATCGCTACGGGATTTGCTCAGAATGATTTAATGGTCACGAACTATGACGAGATTTCAATCAAGTACAAGGTTGAAACCGCTGGCCCTGTTGAGTTTCTAACGGACTATGTGAAAACAGTCTAAAGGGGGACTCATGTCAGAATATTATTCGTGGGATGAAGAGCAATGGGACGCTGACAATTCAGGCGTTGGCAACAATTCGTTATTTGATGAAGTGGGCGGTTTTTTTGGTGACATTGTAAAAACGGCTGTGGGGGGCTTTGCTTCTTATAAAGCGCTAGAAAGCATGTCTAGTCCTGTTCCATCAAGCGTCGGCGTTACAGAGCCTGTAACGCCTACGCAAAAACAGACAACAGATGTAACGCTGGCGAGTACAACACCAAAAATTTTAGGTATGGATCAACAGACAGCCGCTATTGTCGGTGTTGCTGTGTTGTTTATGTTTGTGATGCTGATGACAACACGGGGTAAATGATGGATTTATCTAGTTTATCGAGCTTGACGGGCGGCGGGGGTCTAGATGCAGGCAGTTCCGCAGGAGGAAATGACAGACTGTCAGGGGGGGCAAACATTAATTTTGGTTATATCCCTCCTATCCCCCCATTACCATCAATGTCTAGTAACTCTGTGAGCATTAACAGTAGCGGTTATTTAGTCTGGATGATCGTTGCGGCTTTTGTCGTCGTTGCTGTGTTTTATCTGAAACGGGGGCGTTAATTATGGGTTTGTTCTCGTCAAAGTCTCAGAAAACAACAGAAAATATAAATAAAAGCCAAGCCGGACAGAGTACGTACGGAGACATTACAAACCTTAACGCGGAGGAAGGCGCAACAATCAATTTAACAGACGGTGGAGCGGTTGTAGCTGCTCTTTCGTTTGCGAATGAACAGGGCAACAATGCTACTGCTCTAAGTAATTCAGCTATTGAAAACAACACAGCGCTCAGCAATGCAGCAATGGAAGCTGTAAGAAAAGCAAACGCTGATGCTCTAGCAGCAGCTAACGCCGCTAATGCCGCCGCCATGGCTGCAACTACCGATATGGCTAGGGTGGCCGTTGCGCAATCAGGTGAGGCGCTAAACGCATTTGCTGTGTATTCAAATGAGTCATTAGATCGTGTTTCTGAATTTTCAGAAGTGGCCGTTGATGCTGTTCAGCAAAGCAGTGAAACAGCTGTTAAATCAACTAATGATGCGTTTAAAACGTCAATCAATGAGTTGTCATCGTCTGCACAAAAAACACAAAATCAAATGAATGACGTACTGACAAATGTGCTAACTCAAGGGCAGTCAGAATTACAAAAAACATCATCTAAATACATGATGTGGGTAGTAGCTATTGCCGCTCTAGCTGTGATGTTGGTTGCTATGAAAAAAGGGGCTAAATAATGAAAGTTAATGTGTTTCAGGGTTTGCCCGTTGATGTATCAAATAGCGGCGAATGGTTGTTCATTCGTTCAGCTGTTGGTGACATGGATGTCACGTTTTACAGCGCTGACGGTGGACCAATCAAAACAGTCACATTAGGACAGGGTGAAAAATTAGAACTGTCATTTTCTCGCATACAAATTCAGTCGAGAAGTGGGGACCAGCTAATAGATATTCGTATTGGCTGGGGTAAATACACTCCTAACATGACAGCGATTACCAGCACTCTAATCCAGAGCATCGTGCAGCCCGTTCGTATCTCTGGGATCGACTCAGCAATAGCAATTGCTAATCCTGTGACAGTTAGCTCTATTACTGACCCCGTTGTTGTTAGCTCGATTACTGACCCTGTTGTTATTCAGTCGATTAGTGACCCCGTTGTGATTGAATCGGTCACAAATCCCGTGACAGTTAGCTCTATTACTGCCCCCGTTGTTGTTGCTGGGATTGCATCAACTGTTGATGTTGAAGTGGTTACGCCTGTTGAAGTCGTTGATATGACGGGGACAGCGTTTCTCTCAACTGACTACACAATACCAGCAAATGACTATATCGACATTCCAGCCCGTGATCGCTCACAGATCATTTTTCAAAACATGAGTGAGTCAACAACTAAATGCCGTGTGTCTGATACCGCCGAAACTGAAGCGGTTGGTATGTGGGTTATCGGTGGCGGTAGCTTATTCGGTGAGTCGCCAATTCTTAGAACTAAATCGGCGTTGCGAATTTGGAATACTTCCAGCTCTGACGCAGTTGTAACAGTTACAGAGGTGTACTGATGCCAGTAACAGCAATTGAAGCGCCTAGCGCTGCAAAATCAGCTATTAACCCTATTTCTGGCGTGTTCGGAACGGGGCAAGTCAAACTCATTTTCAAAGATGAAGCGTTCACTGCCCCGATTACGGGTAAATACCGCATCCGTGTTTGGGGTGCTGGTGGTTGTGCTAAGGGTGATAAAGGTGGTGGTGGCGGTGGCTTTGCAATGAAAGTTATCGAGTTGAATGCAGGGGATATTGTAAACGTTACTGTCGCCATGTCGTTGCTGGGTAACACGTCTTCATTCGGTTCACATGTTTCTGCCACATCAGGCGAAACGGGTGTTATTCCTGTTGAAAAGACTCATGCAGTCGGCGGCGAGGGTGTTGGAGGAGATGTCAATTTTAAAGGGGGGCGTGGCCAATATTCTGGCTCAACAACACAACAAGTGGGCGGAGGTGCAGCGTCGTTACTTGGTGATGGCGGTGATGCAGTTAGTAAGGAATATTTCGGCGGCTCGTCTGCGGGTATTCCTGTTACAACGGGTTCAAGCTATGGACGAGTCACAGCAGGCCATGAATATTCATTTTCAGAGTGCCTAGAATTTGGGTTGGATCTAATCGGCGCGGGTGCTGGCTCGACCGATTTTGAGCGTGCGGCCAGCGGCGGCGGGGCTTGCACTGATTACACATTTGCTCAGGCTGGGGCTGGGGCTGGATTTCCAGGCGGTGGGGCTAGTCCTCGTTCACCAGAGGGTTTAGGCGCTAACGGCCTAGTAGCTGTGGAGTATTAATTATGTACGGACGAATTAAAAACGGCGTTGTTGTAGATATTGCAGTCGACCCAAACACACAATTTCACCCTATTCTAGCGGCTGAATTTATCGAGATTCCTAACGAGGTACAAGCGGGTTGGACATTCAACGGCACGGACTACGCGCCGACAGTTGTTCCCGATCCTGAGCCAATCGAACCGGAACAGGTAAAACGGTCGATCATTTCCCCCGTTGAATTTAAATTGCTGTTCACTCTGTCAGAACGTGTCGCCATTGCAGAACTACGCAAGACTGACCCGATTTTAGAGGACTTCTATTCACTGCTAGATGACTCACGCTTAACCGCTGTTGATCTGTCAGCCGCGTCAATTCTTGAGGGCGTTGATTACGTTATTAACGAACTGTTCAACGCGGGTAAAGTCGAGAACGTAGAAACTCGTAAGGCGCAAATCTTAGGGGGTGGTGATGCAGTCACAAATGCCTAAGCTTTCACCTATTCCTAGCTCTGAAAGCTGGGTGCTGTTAGAGGAATGGCATTACACAGCATTAGACGGGGAACGCTACAGCGTCCCCGCTGGTTTTGTGACGGATTTGGACAGTGTGCCACGTATCCCCGTTGTGTATGCCATGTATAAAGGGCGTATTCGTGCGGCGGCTGTGTTGCACGATTGGCTGTATCGCAATGCCTACCCACGCAACAAAGCAGATCGTTTATTGGCTGAGGCTGGTGAACTACTGGACGGCGTATCACAAGACGTGGCCGAGGCAATCTACACAGGCGTTCACCTGTTCGGCTGGGCTAAATACAAGGCTAAGAAACATGCAGAATTGGTTGTTATGGACAGCATTATCAGTGGGAGTACTGCTACTGATAAAAAAGCTAAATGGGTGCCGCCGGCAAGTGCTGCACCCTACTTAGATGCTATTAACAAAGCCGAGCTTAAACACTCACTTCCTGAAAACTTACTTGCGCGTTTGCTGCATCAGGAAAGCCACTACCGCCAAGACGTGATCACGGGGGCGGTTAAATCCCCTGCAGGGGCAGAAGGTATAGCGCAGATCATGCGCAAGTATCATCCATCTGTCGAACCGCTCGATCCATTTGCCAGCATTGACTATGCCGCCGAATATCTAGCGGAGCTAAAGCAACGCTTTGGTAACTGGCGTGACGCTCTAGCGGCGTACAACTGGGGCATGGGCAATGTTGGACGGGCTAAAGACAATCACGGATCTAGCTGGCTGTCATACGCTCCAGAGGAAACGCAGAACTACGTTAAACAAATCACCGCTGACGTGCGGGTATAGGGGAAATAATGCCGTTAATTTTTATACTACCCGTCGCCGCTGGTGTGCTGGGTTTCGGGGCTGGCTGGTTCAGCAACGACAAATACTCATGGGTTAAGTGGGTGGCCTTGGCTGTATTCGCTTACATGATGCTCAAGAAAAAAGGAATGGTCTAAATGAAGAAATGGTTTAAGGGGGTGACGCTCGTCTTAGTCGCAGCAGTTGGTATACACCTTGGTGTGCCTGTGCCGTTTGCCATCCAACTAGGCAGCGAAGCCGCTGAGCAGGTGGGCAAATAATGGAGCTAGAATTACTTAACCAGCTGACTGGGGCGGGTGCCAACAGCATGACTATTTTAGTTGGGTACATACTCTGGCGGCATGATCTACGGATTAGAACGCTAGAAGACGAGCAAAAAAAAGGGATGATCAAATGA